GGGCCTAAATTTCAGGCCGTTTCTGAAGGGCCTCATTCGAAGAACATAAACAACCTTAATGAAGCTCTCAGTGCTGCTTTAGGTGCTCGTAATACATTTCGGCGTAGCGGCATTCCCGAGAATGATCCAGAACATCGGGATGTGAACTCGCATATTGCATCCTTGCAAAACGAGTTGCGAACTGAGCATGAATCGCGCAAGACTTTGATGGGAACGCAAGCGCAAGCGCAAATCAAGGAAGCCGCGCCTAAAGATTTGAAAACTTCCGAGTGGAAGGATTTGTCACTCGACGAAAGGAATACTCGGGTCAGGCAGATAGTTGGGCAGTTGCAGAATATTGCTAGAAACGATCCAGCACATAATCGGAGGCAGTGGGCTACTGACGAACTGGGTAAATACACCGAGCTTGCAAACAGAACAAATGTTCATGGTCAACCTGATGTGTCTGCGTATTGGAACAAGATTGTGCAAGAGCATAATCAGCAGAAGCTGTTCCCTAATGCACAGATCGGGCCTTCTGCGGTCGGCCGCGGTGCTGATCAATTCAGTCAGGCGCAGAGTCGGCAATCTTACCAGCAAGGGCAGTATCGTCAGCAACCTTACCAAGCTCAGTCAATTCCGCAACAATCAGGGAGCAAGGAAGAAGAAGCTTATGTTGGGCGGGAGCGGCATCGCTTTCGCCAGGAGCAAAGCCGCGCCGAGTTTGAATCTGAAATGGCGCAGCGTACTGGTAGTGAATATGGTGGGAAGCAGCGATCGCTGCTCGGGCGAGCGTCTAATTTTGCTGGCTCTGCAATGCAGGCGGCCTATCATGCGCAGAGAGTGGCGCAGTCTCTTGCGGGGGCTGCTAGTGCTGCTTCAAACAAGGACTTCATCACTTTGGGACGGCATCTCACCGATTTGCGCACAAGTTTGCGTGGAGCGCGCTCTGAGCTGAGCCATACAACTCATGAGGGTAAGCAGCTCATTCGGCAGTCTGTCAAGGCTGCCAAGACGGCGATTGGCGTTGCGGAGAGAGTTTATAGAGCACGGTATCCGAAGACCGAGTCACATCACACGAGGCGGCATCGTACAGAATACGGTGAATAATAACCACATGCAGGGAAACAAGCTATGGCAGAAAGAAAGGTTTACCCGCCAGGAGCGGGCGATGTTACGTTGAACCTGGGCGACCAGGAACTGGTTTTGAAATGCAACCTGCAAGCCGGGATGAGTATTTCCCGTATCGCTGGCGGCATTCGCGGCGCAATCAATAAGTGCATGGACATGGACTTGGACACGATCGTGGCGGTGGTCCGCTTCGGCATCGGTCCCAAGGAGGCCAAGCATTTCCCCAAGATTGACGAGATGATCTTCGTCAATGGCCTCATGGATAGCCAAGGCGAGGTTTTGAGCAAGGTGATTGAGTACCTGTCCAACCTCGCCCGCGGTGGTCGTCCAGCTCCTGCGGCAGAAGAAGACGAGGAGGATAAGGAGCAAGCGGACCCTCCCTCTCCGCCGCTGAATTAGAAGAAGCTCAGCACAAGTTCTTTGCAGACTGTCTTTGTTTCTGCGCTGGTTGGAAAGGCTGGACAGCCGAGCAGGCAATGGAGCAGGACTTGAATTACATTGAAGCAGCTAGGATCGGACACATTGAGATGCTGCAAGCAATTTTTGGTGCTCCGACAAAACCAGGAGAGATACCGGCTGCCGCCGCTCTCCCTGACGAAGCCCCTCCCATAACCCCAGAACTCTTTGACGCGGCTTTCGGCCGCGGCAAGGTGACTCATGCCTGATCTTGGCACCATCGGCTCGGCTGATGTCGAAATTCGTGTGAAGCTGGATAAATTCCAGCAGGAGATCGAAGCCGCGACGCAAGCACTGCAGCGGTTTACGCAGTCTATGGACAAGCCGCAGGAGCAGGTCTCCAAGTTTGGGAAAGGTACTGAAGCCGCCGCCGCGACGACGAAAGCGTTTCATGTAAGCTTATCGGAAGCTGGTGATGAACTCAAAAAATTTGGCGGCGGCCTGGAAACCAACTATCAATTGCTGAAGCAGTACGTCGAGCTTGACCGATCCGCTAAGAGCGAAGGCTTTCTTAGCGCAATCAAGAGTCATTTGGACGTGATTGGAGTATTGGTGTCGATGTTCAAGACTGGGCAGAGCTTGGTCGAAGACTTCGACAAGACGTTGGTTGCCACCTTTGGCGGCGCGACTTTGGATCAAATCCACCGTTATGACCAAGCGCTGCTCAATGTTGGTGTGTCATCAACGCATATCACCGACGTGTTCAAGAAGCTTGGCGATAATGTGGGGATGGTTGACAAGACTTTGGAGGCTTTGGTCAGCGTCGGGAAGTTCGGAGACTTCGAGAAGACTACGCTCAAGGAGGTCGCCAATGCCGAGAGCTTAAATGAGAAGTTCCGCGCTTTGGCCAAGTTGATTACTGATGCAAGCAGCCAAGGTGAGCGTTTGGCGGCGTTGACGCTGGCGAAAACCATCCTTCCCGACGAGTTGTATAAGAAACTGGTGACCACGCCTGGAGTGCTTGCTGATATAGTCAAGAAAATGGACGAAGCTTCACGTATTTCGATGATCTCCCAGGAGAACGTCAAGCGGGCGGGAGAACTGAAAAGGCAATTGGACGACTCTTACGATGTTATATCGACGGACATCAATGAGGCGACGGCGAAGTGGAATGCGGTGTCTTTGGGGACGTATTCTCTTTGGGTAGATACCGTGTCCATTCTTGCCAAGGCGTGGGACTGGTTGCACAAATCCAGTGAGGAGGCTGAGAACCTCACGGCAGAACAACGAAAACAAAACGAGCTAGCTGAACAACAGAATGAGCTAGAGGAACAGTATCACCGCGAGCAAGCTGGGCGAGCATTAGGAGGTTTCGCCGCTGGTGCTGGTGTTGGTGGTGTCGTCGCCGGTGTCGGCGCGGCGGTTGCTGGTGGTCCTATTACTTTGATAGCGACGGTTGGCGCTTTAGCTGTTGGTGCGATTGTTGGTATAACAGCGGCTCTGACCACAGCAAAGAAATCGACGGAGGACTGGCAAAAAGCTATTGACCAGTTGGAAACTAAAGCCAAGGAATTGCCGCGTGTCGTCGATTGGTTGCAGATCGTTCAAGGGCAGAAGCAGCATATCGAGCAGACGAAGGCCGAAATTGCAGTGACTGGTAAAAATGCTGTCGAGCAGGCGCGCTTCAAGGAAGCTTCCAGTTTAACCGCCCAAGCTTTCAAAGCTCTGAATATCGAAGGCAAGAGTTACGAGGAGAAATTGGCGAATCTGACCAGATTATGGCCAGAAGCGATCAATCAGATCAATGAACTGGCCGATGCCGAGGAAAAGCTGGCGAGGGCTCGGGCTCAAGCAAACTGGGACAAGGAGATCAAGTCACTCTCGCAACACATCGCCGCGTTGCAGACTGAAGCTGCCGCAGTCGGCAAGAGCGCGCAAGAGAATGAGCGAATGAAGTCCATGCTCGATTCTCTGAATAAGGCTTTTCAGATTGGTGGTGGCACGGTTCGCATATCGGCGCAGGGCTACGAGCAGTTGAGTAAGGCGGCGGCTGCGCTAGCTGGTTCGGGAGACAAGACAGCAGTCGAGGTCGCTTTGCTGAACAAGATGCTTGAAGCGAGTGGCAGCACCGTCAAGATAACTGCTACGCAATACGAGCGCATGAAAATTGCGGCAGAAGAAACAGGCGCCGCTGTTGGTAAGTTGGATTGGAGCCGTTACGCGCAGCAGATGAAATTGCATTTGCAAACGCAGCTGGAGGAATCCGCCGCTGCCGATAAAGGAGCGGTGGCGCAGGCTGGTTTGAAGACGCGGGTTGAGGCTACGGCGGCGGCGATCAAAGCTCATGGAGTTGTCACCGACGAGGACAAGAAGCAAATTGATCAGTGGGTGGCGCAGGAGGAGAAAGCTACCCGCGCCATGCTGAGCAAAGAGTGGCAGAAAGAGATCGACAACATCGGCCGTCATATCGGTGCGATGAAGGCTGAAGAAGAATCCATAGGCAAGAGCGCGGGGGCTTTGGAAGGATTGCGGATCAAATACCAGCTGCTTGAGCTTGTGCGTAATCGGGATCATCTTAGCTCTACAGAAGAAGTCAGGCTTAACGAAACACAAAAGCGACAGATGGACGACCTCAGTAAAGGTGCGGAGAAAGAAGCAGCCGCGAAAGAGAAGGTGACAATAGCCTATGATTTGAGCAAAGCGCGCGAGGAGTTGATGCTAGGCACTCAAGAGGCAGATATAGTCAAAAAGTTGACAAAGCTATACGGTGATGATTACCCACGGGCACTGGCGTCAAGCGAAGCTGCGCAAATGCGTTTCAACGACGCCATCAAAGAGGTGCAAAGCACGGGGCAGACTTTCGTCACCAGCTTTGTGATGGGGATGCGCCAAGGCGAGACTGCGATCAAGTCTGTGATGAACGCTTTGAACAAGCTGGCTGACAAGCTTTTGGAAATGGCTACACAAGCCGTCTACCAGAAACTTTTTGGCCAGCTGCTGAGTATCGGTCTTGGTGGAGGGGTTGGGGCAGAAACCGTGGGACCGCTGGGATTGACACCACTTACTCTCGGTGGAGTTCAAGGCGCGGTCGGAGTTCACGCCAGCGGCGGCACAGTAGGAGCCTCGTCGGGAGAGCAGCGCCGAGTGCCTATGGGCATATTCATGGGCGCCCCCAAATTCCAACTAGGCACTGATGAAGTGCCGATCATTGCCCACGCGGGCGAGCAGATCACACCGAAAGGCGCGTCGCCGCCTGCTGTGCATAACAACTTCATGGTCGAGAACCATGGCGCCGATATCCAGACTTCGCGCAAGAAGAACCAATCCGGCGGCATGGATATCAGGATGGTGGTGCGCAAGATGGTTTCCGACGACTTTGCTGGCGGGCACTACGACGGTGTTCTGGGTCAGCGAATGGGCCTGCGCCCACAAACAGCGCGGCGATGATGTGCCATGCCGACTAGCATCAACTGGCCCAGCAATCTCACTCAGGTGATCAACGCGATCTCCAACTCTGGGGGCAACTACGCGGAAGTGCCGGAACAGAACATAGCCGAGTTCCAGCCAGAGGTCGGGCCGCCGAAGCGCCGCCGTCGCAGCGGTGTAGCTACCATCATGTACGATTGTACGATGACCCTGTCGCCGAGCGCCTACGACACCCTGATGACGTTCTACACCACCACGCTGCTCGACGGCACCTTGACCTTCAACCGCAACCTGCCGCGCGACCCCACTGGTTCGCTGGGCACGTTCGAGTTCATGTTCACCTCGCCACCGGCGTACAAAGCCATCGATCCGTTGTATGCCGACGTAGCCTTTCAAATGAGAAAGATGCCGTGAGTGCAGAAGCGCCGTTTTTACACTCGCATTCCCTACAGCCAGATCGAGGAAGTCCTGCGAGCGGTTTTGGCCAGGGGCTACAAACTGGTGGCTCCAGTGCGGCGGCGCTTGCGCAAGCCGAGGAAGCATAAGTGAATGCCGCGCATACTGAACTCCGCCTTCCGCCAAGCTATCGAAGCCTCCGCTTCGAGTGAGCTGCTGCTGTGCTTCGCCACCATTACCCACCCGCAGCTGGCGATGCCGATCTATACGGTATGCGATGTCGTGGACTATATTTACAACGGCAACCGCTTCTACGGCGTGCCTTTCGACTTCACGTTGCTGACCGACAATGACAAGCCGCCAGTTTGCACCATTCGCATCCAGAACGTTGACCAGATCATCGGCAATGCGGTGCTGGCGTTGAATACGGTGTGGCCGCGCCTGTTGCTGCAAGTCATGGCTGGCTCGGATTGGGGGCCGGTCTTCACCGATGGGCCTACGCAACGGCGGACGCGCTCGCCGCTGGGGACACCAACGGTCGAATACCAAGCGAACCACTTGCGCATCAACAAGGTGACTTGCGACGCCATCTCGGTGCAGGGGGATATAACTTCCATAGACCTGACCAGGGAACCGTGGCCCTCGACGAGGGCGACAAAAGATAGATTGCCGGGGCTGTACATCTGATGGCTATGTGGACAATTCAACGGCGAGCGACAGTGCATGATCCGTGGATGGACACCGGGGAGGTCTACGATGACCAGAATCCGTTCGTCCTGAATGGGGCGGGCCTGAGTGTCCCTGACTATTTGACCTTCATCGCTTCCCGCGACGGCTGGGTATATCAGGCTTTGCCCGCATGAGACCGCTTTGGGCCAACAAGTATATTGGGATTCGGTTTCGGCCTGATGGTTATGATCAGCATGGTTGTAATTGTTGGGGTCTTGTCAGGCTCGTTTTGATGCGTGAATGTGGTTTAGACCTTCCGACCTATGGAGAGATCACTGCCAAGGAGTTGCTGCGCGTGGCGCGCGTGATGGATGAGCAGAGCCGCGTGTGGAAACTGGTTACAGACATGCAGCGCTGCTTTGATGTCGTGCTCATGTCTGGACGAGTCGACCTCAATGAGAGCGCGAAGTCGCCGGTCCACTGTGGGATTTTAGTCAACTCGCAGGAAATTCTGCATGTGGATGAGAAGACCGATGCGGTGTGTGTGTTGCTGACGCATAGGTCTGTTGCTTTTCGACGCCTTGGAATTTATAGATACCGTTCTGAGCCGAGCTAAGCCCTGCTGGGCTACGCTTAGTCGAGCAAAGCGCAGCAAAGCAAAGCAGGCAGATCGGGGTAGGGCCTTAACCGGCCCTGCCTCGCCCCCACCCCCTCGATCCCTCCTGGAAGGCCATCTGCGCCGGGGCGCAGGCGGTCCCCAGGCGTTTTGCGGCAGGCCGCAGGCCCTAACCCCCTCCTCGGTGGAACTCGCACCAGCGGCCTTCTAAAGGGCAAACGGAACAAAACGTGAAGCACGTCGATCCCCACGATCTTGGTAGTGCCCGAGTACCAGTAATCTGGTCTGGGCCGTTCGGTCACCATCCTCGGATCGTGGCAGCGGTCGAAGGGCTCTCCATTGCCGAGATCGTGGCGGAGGCCATCGCCAGCCATGGGCTACCACGGCGCTTCCTGCTCGAAGGCGTGGTCTGCGTCAATGGCGACCCGGTGCCTCGGGAGATGTGGCGTTACGTGCGCCCGCGGCTGGATTCAGCCCGGCACGTTGTTATCACCCTGCATCTGCCGCTTATGGGACCGGGCGGTGGTGGCGGAGGCGGAGGCGCATCGGGAAAGAACCCTATAGCGACCATCGCCCTGATCGGCGTCTTGGTTGCGGCCACAGCGATCTCAGGCGGTCTGCTTACTCCAGCGATCCCTGCATTAGGCGGTGTGCTATTTGGCACGTACACGGTAGCTCAGGCTGTTGGGGCTGGAGTCCTGATTGGGGGTTCTCTGGCTATCGCCGCACTGATCCCGCCGCCACGGATCAGTGGTCAGCAAACCAACCCAGTTGATCTTCTCGGCAAACCAGCTTCGCTCAATGGCAACGTTTTGCAGCCGGACGCTTCGATCCCGCGTGTCATCGGCACACGCTTGATCTATCCACCGGCTGCCTGCGAACCATTAAATGAGCTGATTGGCAATAACGAGTTCGTTGAATGTGTTTACGTGCTCTCAGGTCCGCACGCGATGTCCGACCCAGTGGTTGGACTTACTCCGCTGATTGATTTTGCCAACGTCACCGTCGAATTGCAGGAAGGGCGGCAAGATAGTCCACAGCAAACTCTGGTCCAGCGTTATGGCAAGACGACGCAGATAAATCAGGAGATGTGGAACTACCAAGTCGGTGGCTCTAATAACCAATCCATCCTTCTGGAGGCTGGCACAGTTTCGCAAAGCTTGCCGCAATGGATGAGTATGATTACCCGCAACGCGCCCGATGAGGTCTGGGTGCGTTTCAACTGGGTGGAGGGACTGACCCTTACCAACGGCCCGAACGGTATTCTTAATCAGACAATGCGCCTGCGCTTCCGGCTGCTCGGCACATTGCCTTGGATCAACTGCCCTGAAATTCATTGGACTAATGGCGCGTCGGCACAGAGTGGAGCGTTCCAGAAGGATGTGCGCTTCAAATTCCAAGCTGTACCAAGCGGAGGACCAAAAGGACGCGGTCCTGGCACCGGGTTTGGAACTGGTGGTTCGTGTCCAGTCTATTTATACAGTACCGTGCCTGGGCAGAATGGAACGACTATCACGCCAGCGACTTCCGGATGGAACGCCGATCCATACTTCGGCACCGGGTTCTGGGTCTTGCCTAATGGGACCAATACCGGCGTGCAAAATGCTGCGGCTCTTTATGAGCAGATCATTTTCTATCTCGACCCGTCGATGTTCCCGCCAGGGATTTACGAAGTTCAAGCCATTATTGGACAGGTCTATCCTAGCAGCAACTTCACCACGTCTACTTACCAACTGAGCAGCCACGCCAATTCCGGACCAACTGGGGTCTATGACTTCTTCGGCGCTGCCGTCCTGACTGGCCTGTATTCGATAGCTATGGACTACTCGTCAGTTAGTCACCGCGTGATGATCCGCAGCCTTGCCAGCGTCTACGATAGCAATCCGCTCCTTGGTTTCAACGAACTCGCCTGCATTGCTGTGGTGGGGCAAGGGCAGAGCCTTGACCAGATCGGAGTGACTGCATCCGGCTATACCTACGATTGGGATGGCAGCGGCTGGAATACGTTCACTACCACTTCCAATCCGGCACCGCATTTTCGCGATATTCTGGCGGGAGCGCTCAATGCCGACCCGCTGCCAGCCGATTTGATCGACAACAGCAGTCTGGTGGCATGGCGGCAGCGCTGCATAGACCATAGCTACACCTGCAATTTGGTCACCGACGGCAAGCCGGTGATGGATACGCTGACTACGGTTGCAGCCGCAGGTTACGCCCGTCCGCTGCAGTCGGAGTTGTGGGGCGTTCTGCTCGACCAGGATTACTCGGCGCAAGCGCCGGTTCAGGTGTTCAGTCCGCGCAATATGACCGGCTTCCGCTTCGAGAAGCCGTTTCCAATACTGCCGACTGGGTTCCGTGTTCGTTATGACGATGCCACCAATAACTATATCGAGAACGAGATTACTGTTCTCGACCCGCTGAATTCCGCAGCCGATACCTCGCGTCTGGAAGACATGCGTTATGATGTCTTCGTTAACCAAGCCGATGCGGCGGCGCGGGCCACATACGATCTGATGCAAGCTGAGCTGCGGCTGACTTATTTCCATGGCACCGTCGATGCCGAATCCTTGGTATGTCGGCGGGGGGACTTGGTCGCCGTTCAGCATGACGTGATCGGACGACAGGCTGGTTTTTCCCGAGTCAAGTCTATTGCTGCGAGCCTGGGGATCATCAGCGCCATCACCGTTGATGGCTCGATCCCGATGCCTACGACTGACGCTTGGTCCGGCATTTCGGCGGCGTGGAGCAATTACACCAACGCTTGGTCAAGCCCGCGCACTGGTGTTGCTATCCGCACGACTATGGATACGGTCCTGGTTTATGAAGCTATTCCAGCTGCGCTGGACGCGCAGGGCTTCGCGACCGTCCTCAATTTCGTCAACCCATTCCCCGATCCTGGCAGCATCGCTGCTGACTGTTTGGTGGTCTCTGGCCCGCTGGACTCGGTTTACCAACGCTTGCTGGTGTTCGAAGTCCAGCCAAAAGCCGCCGACTTTACCGCCGATATCACTTTCGTTCCGGAAGCCCCGCAGCTATGGGGCAACGCTACAGGAGCGCGCATGGCGCGCGAAGAAGGCATGTTGGAAGGCTTGGCGCTGGCGCTCGATGCTGGTGATGGGGCGAGCTTCTTCCCGTCTGGCGGTAACGTCTGGCACGACACGTCCGGCCAGGGCAATAATTTCAACCTTGGCTAGGAGAGTTCCGTATGTTGTTGATAGCCACAAATGGCGGGCCGCATCCACCGGAGAAATGGGCTGCTGTTTCAGCAGCGTCGATCATTCAAATCAGCGAAGGAGCTATAGGCAAAAATCTTGCTGAAGGCCGCGATCTGGAAAAGAAGATCGTCGCGATTCTTGAAAGGCAGCATAAGGATGTGCAGGAGCATGAGCGCGCGCAGATCAAAAGTTTTGCTGGATCGCGGTTGATGCATCCGCTTGATCTTGGCGATCATCGTCTTGAGCAAAAGGTGGCTGAGATTGTAGCTGCTGCCAAGGGTTCTTTGTTTGAATACCATTTTCATAAGGTAGAGGTGCAGAAGCACCTTTATCAGGTACTTGGTCGGGATTTTGCCTCGGTGATGGATATCGAGCGGTCCTGGTATGCAGACCGTTTGCTGGTCACGGATGATCAACACTCCGTTGCCAAGCGATACCATGAATTGCGCAGTCGTGTTGGCGCAGCCAACGTTCATCTGTACGCATAGGAGAACGCTGTGGCTACTACCGCAATGTGCTACAGCTTCAAGAAAGAGCTGATGCAAACCGGCCATAACTTTACCGGGGTGCAGACGCTTACGGCCAACACACACACCACGACGACGCTGGACGGGTTGCCGTCTACAGCCAACCTCTGCGTTGGCATGGCGGTGGCTAACTCGGGAGGCACTCCCGATATTGCTGCTGGCACCGTGATCGCGGCTATCGCTTCCTCTTCATCGGTCACGTTATCCATAGCCGCTACTGGAACCCATACCGGGCAGACATACACCTTCACTGCCGATACGTTCAAAATACTGCTGATCAAATCTGGTCCGGCGCGCACTTTCGACGGTTCGCAAACGAATGTGGGCACACCGGGAACCGGCACTCCAAGCGCTACCAATGTGGGCACTGATGAAACCAGCGGCACGGGGTACACCACTGGCGGTAATGCCCTCACGAATGTCACGCCGTCGCTTGCAGGCACCTCGGTAGCAATCACCGACTTCACGCCTGACCCATCGTGGACCTCATCGACATTCTCGACTACAGCAGCGGTTATCTATAACGCATCGGTTCGCATCGGCGATCCAAACGGCATTACCGCGAACGCCAGCGGCTCGGCGATCAACAGAGCGGTTTCAGTGCATGACTTTGGCGGTACACAGAGTGTGTCTGGTGGCACGCTTACCGCGGTGATGCCGACTCCCGATCAAACCAATGCAATCCTGCGTGTTAGCTAACAGTGCCCACCGTCCTCATCACCAGCGGAACGAGCTTCACAGTTCCGCCCGACTTCTCGTCCCTGGTCGCTATCGAAGCGATTGGTGCGGGCGCTAGTGGTGTAGCAGGCAGTAACGCAGGAAAGGGCGGTAATTACGCAAAGATCACAGCGCTTGCCGGAATTGCTGCCAGCAACGTCTACTCAGTCCAGATCGGTGTTGGTGGAGGCACTACCGGGGCGGGGACGACGCCTACAGCCAATACGTGGTTCAACAATGGCTCGACACTTGTCGCTGCTGGCGGCGATGACACTACTACAAATAGCGTTGGCTCTACGAAATTTGCTGGTGGCACCACTAGTGGAACGACTGCTGGTGGTGGTGGTGCAGGAGGGCCGAATGGTACTGGACTTCCTAATTCAAGCACCACAGGCGGTTCGGGCGATTTTGGTACTGGTGGGGCTGGAGGTGCTGGCGGGATTCCTAATGGCAATCCAGGCAGCCCCGGAACCGAAATGGCGGGCGGGGTTGGGGCAGGCGGCGGCGGCGGCGGCTCGCATGGCGGAGTTGGAATTGGTGGCGCTGGAGGTAATTATGGTGGTGGTGGGGGCGGTGCTGCTTCTGGGACTGGCGGGACTGGTGCTCCCGGCATCATTCTATTTAGCTATAACGCTACAGGTGGCGGCACCACTGTCAACCTCGTAGGTGCTGCGGCAGCGGGTGCCGCAGGGACTGTAACTCCCTCAATTTCAGGTGGAGGGACAACTACTGCAAACCTTGTTGGCGCAGCGGCGGCGGGTGTCGCAGGGACTATCGCTGTTGTTGGCTCTGTAGCGAGGCCAACGTTTGTTGGCACTTTCGATAAGCGTGATCCCAACGAGTATTTTCAGGCTGTTCCGAGCAGCGCTTTTGATGAAGCTCAACTGGGAACCTGGGATCGAAACTGGCACAAAGCTGGAGCGACATTCACCTTAGCAGCGATTGTCTATGTAAACGGAAGCCCGGTCATCGCGGGAAATGCCAATGGCAGTAGTGCTGCGATTGGTTGGTCGTGGACGATAAATGTACTGAACCCCAACATTATTCGGGGAAACGGCTCGTCCCGCGACGTGCAGCAAACTACCCTTGCAGTCGTCAACAATGCCTGGAATTTCATAGCCGTTGCTGTCAGCGAGGCGGGCGGCGCTGGTGCTTCTCATCACCGCATCGGTGGCTTAACCACGACATTTAATGCTCATTTGGCCAGTCCGACGACGAGTAACTCGCCAAACTTGGCGCGCATCTCTGGGTACACTGATGGAACATTCTTTTTTCCTAGCGGATTTCGCATCATGATGCTGATGGCCTGGAACAGAGCGTTATCGCAAGCCGAGACTTGGCGTCTGTACCGGCGTTGGCAGACTGAACGGATGACAGGATTGATCTGATGACGGCTGCGCAACGATTACTTCCCAGTCAAAATACCGGGGCCACCCTCCCGGTCGATGCAGTGGCTTGGCAGAACGAGGCTGATACTGAAGTCGAGGCATTGTGGCGTTACGTCGGCGCTCCGTTGATCAATGTCGCAGGCACGGCCAATGCCGTCACTGCGACCAGCGATACCTCTGTTGTTACTGCTCTTACGAGTTACAAGTCTGGGCAGAAGTTCACCATCGTTCCGATCGCGACCAACACGAGCGCAGTCACTCTCAATATCGATGGCGTCGGCATTTTGAATGTCGTCGATCAGGATGGCAACGCTCTGGCTGCGGGCCGGTGGATTTCTGGAAGGCGCTATCTGATTGAAAATGACGGCTCGGCGTTGCGGATTATCGCGGCTGGATTGCTGGCACCGCAACCGCCATCGCCGATTCCTTCCTTTCAACTGGCTGATCAGAAGGCATCAGGCACCAGCGGCGGAACCGCCACTTCCGGGGCTTTTCAGCAACGCACGCTCAATACCGTCTTGCGTAATGTACTCGCTGGCGCTTCGCTATCGTCGAATCAGTTCACCCTGCCTGCTGGGACGTTTCACATCAGTTGGTCGGCACCCGTCCTTTTGTCGGGCTTGCATTTGACTAGACTGCAAAACATCACTGACAGCACTACAGTAGCGACAGGAACTTCGGAATTTACGGCCGACTCGGTTGTGCAGACACGTAGTTTCGGCAGCGTTGTGGTGACTATTACTGTGCCCAAAGTCTTCGAGATCGAACATCGCGTCGGTGCTACTCAGGCCACCAATGGTTTTGGCGCGGCCACCAGCTTCGGAACTGAAACCTACACCGTAGTGGATGTCGTAGTGGGGCCGTAGTCGCTGTCTTCAAAAGGACAAGGGATGTTGCGAATTATCGTTGTTACAGCGTTGGCTTACTTCGCCACAAGTGGCGCCGGACTGGCGCGATGGATCAAGGCGGAAGGAGCAAAGGAAGACCCACCGGAGATTCGCCGTTGGATCGAAGGGCTGACCGACAAGCAGGGTCGCAGCTGCTGCGCCTCTGCTGACGGCTACCGGCCCAGCGAGGTCGAGTATGACACTGAGCACAATCATTATACGGCTCTCGTCAATGGCCGGTGGATCGACATTCCCAACGAAGCGGTGCTGACCGTGCCGAACAAGAAGGGCATCGCGCTGCTGTGGTACTACATGAGCGGAAACACGGTAGTGGTCCGCTGTTTTCTGCCCGGTTCGGGTCTCTGAAAGAGGAGCAGGATGGACGCTTTCACCACCGTGCCTCGCGTCCAGCCGCTGCTCGGGCGCAGTATGCATCAGCACAGTTTCGTTCTGGTCGGAGCGCTGTCTATTCCCCGGTGGGAAGGACTGCTCGGGGCCGTCACCGAGCGGATCAGGATGCATCCTTCCGGGTCTCCCGCTTTCTGGAGCTATCCGACCGAGGAAGGTCTGGGCGGCGTCGGGGTGACCTTGGTCCAGCCGATCACCGATTCGTTCATTGCTCTCGATACGTGGCCGGATCATAACGGAGCCTATCTGGTGATCTGTTCCTGCCGTCCGTTCGATTCGCATCCGCTCTATGGTTTGTTTCGCGACCACGGATTGACCGTGCGCGGGGAAGCCGGGCATGTGCTGCGCCTCGCCGGGAAAGAATTATAATGGCGACTGACTACAAGAAGCGGACTGTCTGCGTGGTGGACAACGGCTTGTTCGTCGCCTTCGCCGTCCTGCTCGCGCGCAGCTTCGGGCGCGTGCTGTACTGGATGCCGTGGGTCTCGGCGTTCCCGAAGTCGAACACAACTCTGGTCGGCACCGGCCTGCCCAACGTGACGCGGGTCAGCGAGTTCTGGTCGCACCTGGACGACATCGACTTGTTCGTCTTCCCCGACGTGTATCACGGAGCCTTGCAGCTGCACCTGGAGAGCCTGGGCAAGCCGGTATGGGGCTCGCGCGAATGCGAACGCCTCGAACTCGACCGCGACGCCTCGAAGAAACTGTGCAAGCGGCTCGGCATCGCCATCGGCCCCTACGAGGTGGTCACCGGCATGGATGCGCTGCGCGAGTACCTCAAGGAGCACGACGACCAGTGGGTGAAGATCAGCACCACTCGCGGCGACTTCGAATCATTCGGGGCCAAGAACTACAAGCTGATCGAGCCGCTGCTTGACCAGATCGAGTACAAGCTGGGGGCGAAGAAGCGGGTGATGCAGTTCATTGTCGAGGAAACCATCGACCCTGCGGTAGAGACCGGCTGCGATATCTTCACCATCGATGGACAGTTCCCGGAGAACTCGATGTACGGCATCGAGATCAAGGACAAAGCCTATGTGATGAAGCAGTCCAAGTACGACGACATCCCCGAGGAAATCCGCTCGGTCAACGGCAAGCTGAAGAAGGTATTCGAAGTCAGCCGCTTCCGCGGCTTCTGGTCAACGGAGCTGCGGATCACGCCGAAGCGCATCCCGTACCTGATCGACCCGACGCCGCGGATGGGCAGCCCGCCCGGCGAACTGTACCAGAACATGATCAGCAACTGGCCGGACATTCTCTGGGAGGGCGCGCACGGCACCCTGGTCGAGCCGGACTTCATCGGCAAGTGGGGCGCGGAGATGCTGCTGCATTCGGCCTTCGCCGACCAGAACTGGCTGGCCGTGGAGTATCCCAAGTCGATCGCCGAGAATGTGAAGTTGCGCAATTGGTGCCGGATCGAGGGCAAGGATTATGTCGCTCCGCAATGGACGGGGATGCCCGAGGTCGGCGCGGTGGTAGCTCTCGGCGACAGTCTGGAGGACGCCATCGAGAACTGCCAGGAGGTCGGCCGGAAGGTCGAAGGCCACTACCTGGAGGTCTACAGCAACGCCTTCGACTCGGCTCAGGAGCAGATCGACAAGCTCAAGGAATACGGGATCGACGATTTCACCGCCGATTAGAACCGATCGTGGCCCGCTCCGATCGCGTCGCCCATTGGGCGTAGCTTCTTGAGTGGGGTTTCCCTGCTAAGAGCAACTTGGCCTCGCGTACTCAGGCGTGCGCGAGGTCATTTTTAATGGTGTGTTATTTATCGTGGTATGAATCTTTACGTGATAAGGGATTTCAGCCAGATGCTTTTCTGGCATGACTTCAAGGGCTTGCCTGCGGACGGATTTATCAGTGTTAAAGACTCATACCGCGATAATTATCACAGCATTAAAAAATACCGCGGCTAGATTTCTCCAGCCGCGGTATGTTTTCAGCACGGGTTCGTGTCCTCACAAAAATGGTGGACCGGACGGGAGTCGAACCCGCTTCGCGCGCACCGGCCCTAAACTTCTCGAACGCGTCAGCCGATAATATCATTCTTCTCTCCTTTTGCTTTGTAATTATGCGTAGATGCTGCCCGTAGGCAGCATCGGCTCATAATTAGGCCATAATGACTATTCGGCGGGAATACCCGCCTTCTCGGCAACCATGCGCATCAGGCGGTAGCCGAGCACATGGCAACCGACGCGCACCGTTCCCACCTCGTCGATGTGCTGGAGCGGGAAGTCGCCGACCATGATTGGTCTTTGCCACCCACCCCATTCGTTGTGGTTTTTCCGGCACGTTGTCGCCAGCCGATAGATGTTGATCGCGTCTGCTAATGGAGCTGACGCGCCCCACGTCGTTTCGACTTGGTCGTCTTTGATACGGATGTAGGGTCGAGCCGTGTGTGGCGGCTGGACGCTTTCTCCGTTCAACCATTTCAGCAGTCTCTCACGATTGGCTTTGTCAGCCTCGCGTTGCCTTATCCGCATACGCTCGGTTTCGAGCTGGATGCGTTCGGCCTCGCGGTCTTCGTAGACCTTGGCGCGGGTGTTCGCTGCCGGATAGGCCGCGTCAATCTCCGATTGCAGGGCTGCCAGAGGTTCCTCTGGAACCTCCAAATTGAACCACGCTCGATATTCGCGAGCATCGTTCAGCTTTTCGGTTGCCCCGTCTAGATTGAGCGGCCCATAGCGAAGCGCGCGTTTGGCTTTCGCCAACAGATTGCGCGCTTCCGCCACCATGCTGTCGAAATTTCGCTGGTGGTCTGGCTCCGAAACCGAAGACCATCCCACGTTGGGTACGAAGAAAATCTTGTTGTGGCTGACCGCTCGGCGGGCGTAAGTGATGTGCTTGCTGGTGGTGGTCGAATAGTGGTGATCTGTCACCAGAATGCACCGATCACCTCTGCCGAAAGTTGGTCTTTCGACAATGCGAGCGATAGGCGTGGAGTAGCTGAAGAGAAGCAGCCCAGAATAGGACATGTTGTGTCCTTTCTGATGCTTCCCTGTCTGGTTGGCCCAAGCGTGGGCCACCTGATTATGTGTAGCCATGTCTCTCTCCTTTTTGACGCAAGAATCGCGTCCCCCTGCACCGCCTTGCGACGGTGCAGAAGGCCACGATTGCCTGAACGGGATTGTTGGGGTTAACTACGGCTTTTGTTGTTTGCTTGTTCGCTCGTAGTTGCCCATCGGCAATTTCTTGGCGAATACCCGCGATCATTGTTGATGCGGTCAATAGACCTGCCTGAAGGAGGCGGTCCCATATCAGCTAAGAAATTCTCAAATAGAAACCAGCGTTTACAAACTCTGATTCCTCTACCACCGTAGCGGCGGTAGTCATTATCGTTTGGATTCTCGCATCGCGAAATCATTCTTCGCCAAACGAGGTATCCTGGAAGTTTTGACATTCTATGCAGCTTTGCTCCTTTCTTGTGAGAATTAAGCTGCAAAAGCAGTTCTTTGCGTAGGCATCCACAAGATCGAGTGTTGCCTGACGTGACTTTATAAGCTCTGATAGACTTAGTTTGCCCACAGTCACAAAGAAATTCCCAAAAAGCTTGGCCACTTTTGGCTCTCTTTCTAGTGTCGCGAAGCGCGACCAAACGGTCAAATCGTTGGCCAGCAGCGATTTGAGTTTTCATGATCGCGCTCCACTACACTAGTGACAAGGGTCGCCTGAAGGGTCACCCTTGTCAAGGACCCAAGGAGAGATGTGGCAGGGGACGCATTAACCTTTCCCCGCCACTAGCCCATCAGGCTTGAGCTATCTGAATCTCCTTTACGAGTGTGTGTAGCCGTCACGTTCGATCCAAGCTTTGTTGCTTAGGATATCGTTAATCACCGTATGGCTAACGCCGAATTGTTTGGCGAGACCCCTCCGTGATTTTCGTGACGATCTGATCAGTCGCACCAATTGCCATGTCAACTTTGCATTCGGGCTTTTTTCGCCTTCATTGCCAGTTCCATGTTTGATGCGATCTTTGTAGTTCTCTTGCTTCGTTCCATACTGCAAATTGCAGAGGGAATTGTTGTGAGTGCCGTCTAGGTGACGACATTCTAGCCCAGGCGGGCATGGACCTCGGAAGACCAATAGCACAAGGCAATGAACAAATCGTGTCTGTTTCTTACCATTGTGCATCAAGGCCACAGCCAAATGGTGCGTTTTGCCATTTGGAAATGGCTTTAGTATTCGCGCTTTATGGGTGTGCGATCTAACACACCCCATATTGGAAGCGCTGTACTTCCCCTCATATCCTGGGATTGGCTTCCAAATTTCACGAATGCGTGTAGCCATCTTTTTCTACTCCGAGCCACATTCCGCGCCAGGGGATCATGACGCATCCGGAACCGTCTGAATAACCCACGACTTTTTTCCGGAAGTTTCGCCATTGCTGGGATGGAACGCGGACGGCTTCTCCCGCATAACCGCAACGAGGACATGGTTTGCTCTCGCGTCTCTTGAACGGCGACTCCCATCCTGGGAAGTCGCGTTGAAAGACGCGGAACAATGCCTCGCGCTGCTTTCGTGTCAGTACGTTCATTTCTCTCTCCTCTTGGTGCGAAGCGCACCAGAAGGCGGCCCGTAGGCCGCCCAAGCTGCGCTTAGTACATATCAGGGCGGTTAGCTTCGAGCTTCCGCGCCTTTTTGGTTTGAAGCTCTTCAACATGATGTTTGGCGATTTCGAGAGCTTCGCTCTCGCAGTAGTCATCGTCGTCAAAGCCCCAGCACGAATCGAGATGTTCGCCGCGCTGGTCTTCAATGACGAAACCATAGTACCAGCCATTGCACCATGTCGTTATGGCTTTCGCCCAGCTTTCGGCAACCGTTAATGGAGTGCTGTCTTTCCAGTCAATTATCTTGACCAGCACCCACCCCGTTTGTCCGCTGTCCCAGGGGCAGTGGAACGGATTGCCGCCCTCAGTCACGGCATACACTACTGCTCCGTGCTCGTATTTGAACAGGGGGAAGCTGTAGTAGCCGTGAAAGAATGCCCAGCCTGGAATGTCATTTGGATCGTCGTTCTTGAACTCGTTGCGATCTGACAACGTAGAACGGCGATCCCAGACGAGGACTTTGATATCGTCGGCGCCTTCGAGGCAATCCAACGGACATTCCTGGTCCCCAAAATCGTCTGGGTAGATTTTGACCTGGACACAGTCCAGATCAATCGTCTTGATTGGTTCCATTTTCATGGTGTCTCTCCTTTTGATGCTTATCAAACAGCATCGGGGAGCGGCGGATTTCGCCGCCGCTCAGTCGATGATGTCTTGTCAGAGCTGTGCAGAATACTCGATCTCGGGCACCTTCGGTGCCTTGAGCTTCAGCTCGTCGAAGTCATGGTGGTCGCCGAGATAATCCTTCGTGAACTTGTCGGTGTTCTCGACGGCCCTATACAGGCCAGCCAACATGAAACGCCGAGCCATACGCTCAATGAGACTTTCGTAGAACTTCTGCATTTCTCTCTCCTTCTATGGTGCGGAATGCACCCTGATCTGGCCCCGAAGGGCCAGACTAGCTGCATTCAGAGGCCGCCTTGCTCGGCGCGGCGCTTTTCTCCCAGCCACCCCGCCTTGTAGGCGTCCTTTTCCTCCTCATTGACGAATGGAGGTGACATTGAGCCACCTTCGCTCCAGTCCTTGCGCCCTAATTTATGGGCTGTAACTAGCTTCTCTTCGTCTATCGGAGGCTGCGGGCCAGCAGGAACCGTTCTGCCGTCAACCCACTGGCTGTTCACTGGATCATCGCATTCGATCGCTCGGGTTTCGCGCACCTCCGTCCAGCGGCAGGACAAGTCGAAGACTTGAGCTTCCGCTTCCTCTTTGGTGGCGAAGCGCAGTGCGTTGCCGCACCACTTGCCAGAATTGTCAGCGATGACTTCGGGTTTCCAAGACATTTCTCTCTCCTTCTTGGATGGCTGCATGATTGCAACCCCATGGTGGCTCCCCTGTGAGGGAACCACCCTAGGCTTACAACCGAATCAAGCTGCCTGAAGCAGCTCCTTCCATTCGGTTCTCGGCAGGTCGAGTAACTGCCCACCGGCCCTCTCGAACTCCACGGCGCGGTCGAAATCCCGCGCGGTGTGGCTCTGAGCGGTCACGGCATTGAGCAATCCCCAAGCTGAGAGGTCGCCGCCTTCGATCAGGGCGCGCAAGATGCCGCCCTTCTCGGTTTCATTGGCTCCGACTTTCTCGGCCAGGACTTCGACCACCTTCTGCGGGTCGCCGGTGATTCTGCCTTCCACCAGATCACGTGCTTGGGTGATCTGCTTCTGGAAATTGGTTTCATCCACCGCGGCCCTGACCATATCGCGGACTTTGAGCAAGACCGCGCGGTCATCGGCTTTGACTGTGTCTTCGGCCCAGAGTGCGGCGTTATCTTCGATACGCCGCCCAACGTGGCGGGCACTGAACACGTCCGAGCCAACCATGCCGTTGAGGCAGAGCAGCCGCCACAGAACTGAGGCGACTGAGACGGCACCGAGGCCGACTTCGCTGTTCTTGATCAGCACGCCTGCCTGGACGATATCGCCCTTCCTGATCTCGCCCTGAATCCGCGGTGCGACGGCCTGGATATACAGGCGCTTGTCGGTCACCTCGGTCGAGACGAAAGTCACGTCGGGGATGTCGGCCAGAACCGGCAGCGCGACTTCCGAGATTTCCTCGTTCTCGATCCGATTGAACGAGTTCGAGAGGAAAGCTCTGTCGTTGCCGCGCAACGTGCGGATCATCCGACTCTTGGGCTCCTTGCGGAACCAAGCGTTGACGTTGGTCGCGAGCAGGTCGGGAGCTTCCTTCAGCATCCGATCGTAATATTTCGACGGGATACCGAGATGGGTGCCGATCTGATCGTGTGCCAGCGGCTGGATCGGGAATTGGCCCTGGTTCCTGACTTCGAGAACCACGGTGGGCTTTTCCAAACCTGGCTTCGTCAACAGCGTTAGGTCTCTGGTGTCGCTGATGAAGTCCTTCTTGGCGGAGCGATTGGCTTCGATCTTCTGAGCCAATTCCACCAAGCTGATGCCTTTCATCATTTGTCTCTCTCCTTCAAAAAACAACCAGCCGAGTGACTGGTTGAGTGGGGTTGCCACCATCGAGGCCGCCACAGCGGACGGCCTCTGCGTTGGCAACTAGTTCGTGCGAATGGTTTCGACGTAGGCGCGGATACTTGATTTCAGCGCCTCGTCATCTTCACCGGCCGCGACTTTCATTCGCCCGAAGGCGAAGATTTTGCCGATGTCCATGATGTTGATCTGGACACCGGAGCAACTGGCGTAGTAAGCTTTCTCGACCCTGCGGTCGATCGCTTTCTCAGCTTTGTTTTGTTTCACCGCCATTGCCCGTTCCTCCACTTGTAGCCCCATTCCTTCATGACCGTCTCGTTGGGATCGTTGCATTTGCAACTCCCATCGTCGCGGTAATGTTGGGGGAGCATGATGAAGTGCGGGCATTTGCCGATGTCGGATTGCTTGATCATGCGGACGTTCGTCAGTCCGGCTGGTGTCAGCGTTCCGAAAGTGATTTTGTGTTCTTCTTTTGTCATTGTCTCTCCTTCTCGCACGTTTGATTGTGCGTAGATGCCCAACCCACTGGGCGGGCATCGGCTCACAATCTAGCTAGAAGTCTGGAGATTCGCCGAGATCATCGTCGATGTGGTCGGCGATGCGCTGCTCCGCCCGGCGATGAGCTTCGCGGCAAGCGTTCTCCATAGCTTCCCAGCGTTTGCTGAACGTTTCAAGCCATTCCAGTTCTGCTTCGGTGGCTTGCCGTTGTCCGCGCAAAAGTTCGCTGTCGTTGCATTCGTGAGCGAGAAGCTCGCACCAAAGCTCGTCAGCGGACATTTTGGGGAATCCGGTGCGTTCGATGAACGCCGCAAATTCGGCGATCAGTTGGTCCTCTAGTGTTTGGTTGGTTTCCATTCTTCTCTCCTTTGGTGCAAAAAGCGCACCATGGAGGGGATGTTAAACCCCCTCGGTGCTGCACTCTGCTGGGATGTTTATTGGTCGCAGCTCAGCGACCGTTTCGGCATCCCAGATGCACCCTGATGCAATGTCCCAGCCGTAATACCACGATGTGTGTGGCGTTAATCGGCGGGACCATTGATAGGGTTCGATGATGATGCCTTGCCAAAGATTGGCGACTTCGCTCCAACGAACACAGTGATTGATCTCATAATCAAGTCCACCATGAGCGAACCGTTTTGAGAACTCATCAAGCTCGTCGGGTGAGTGAAGCCGCAGGATATTCGCTCCTGCGGCAAGGATCACCTCGGTAGCGTGGGCCAGACTATGCAGTTGGAACTGCTCCGAGCGGCACCATGTTAACCAGTCGTCATTGACTGACAACCATAAGCCACATGGCTTGCCCTCGTTTTCCTGACCCATCGAACGCACCGTTGTAAGCGGTGTGTCCGAGTAATGGATTAGTTTCATCTCTTCTCTCCTTTTTCGGTGCAAGCGCACCATGGGGTTGTGGCCGAAGCCACAACCCGGTGCTGCGCTCAGTCCTCTTTCGGAAGCTTTGCCCACTCCCGCAGGACAGTCGCAACGGCTTCGCCGAACGACACGGGCACGGTTTCGTAGTTCCGTTCGATGTGCTCGACGATGTTCTTTGCTACCGCGATCGGGTCGCGGCCTGGCTCCAGCTCGATGATTTTCACCTGTTCGAGCAATTCGCCGTCCGGCCACGTGATGTTGACGGTGAGCAGGTGATGCATAGCTCACCCTTCGATCGCGATGATCGATTCGAGCTTGATGAAGGCCACTTTGAGTGCACCATCGATGCGGAGCAGGCCGTCTTCGGGATCGTGAACCTCCCCTTCGAACAGCACGCCGTGCATGGTGGTGACGCGGACCTCCAGCTCCTTCGAATCTGCTTCATGCGGCTGCTCAAGCTTGGTGAGTGCCTGCATGACCTGTTTTCTTGTCATGTTTCTCTCCTTCTGGTGGAGTTGTTTGACCATCCACCCTGATGCAGCGGCTACGGCCGCTGCATCGAGCTGGATCAGTCTATATCAGTGTCTGTCCAGAGCCCACGCGTCGAGCTTATTGAGGATGGCCGCGCAAAGCGCGTTCCAGCCCCGGTCGATCTCGACTGAACGCTTGTGAAGCTCCTGGTAGCCGGTGTCCCGGCTGCCATGAACCCCATCAACGTCCAAGTATTGGGCAATGCGGGCGACGCCGACTCGCAGCGTCGATAGCTCTTTGGTGACGTGGAGGTAGCGGCCGATGCAGAACCACCACTCGTCTGTGGTGATCCCCAGAAGCCGACAAGCTTCTTTCTGCTTGTCGGTCATATTCTCGACCGCCACTTCGTAACGTGATTTTTCTGTCATGTTACCTCCTGTCTTCGATGTTGAGGGATGCCGGGAGTTCGGCCATGCGGCCTTCCCAGGCGTCCCAGCGATCCGCCATGACCCACTCATATTCAATCCACTGCCGAGTGGCAGTGGCATGAACCGAGCTATGGTTGGCGATGATGAACAGGGTCAGCAAAAAGCTGTTCACGAGCACGATGACGTGCATCATGGTATTTCTCTCTCCTTTTAAGATTGAGCGTGACCAAATTGGTTGGTTATCCACCCGCGCCTCGTGGCGGCTTTGGTCGTGCGGGTTTAGGGCGCAGGAGCGCCCCTTAGCTTAGGCAGCGTCGGACTTCGCTGGCGGCGTTCTGCTGAAGCCGCTTTCAGTTTCTGTCCATTGCTGCATCAATGCGTCGTAGTAGACCTCACTCAAGTAGTCCTTGATGTCGTTGCGATCCTTGCCGGTGATCGTGAGGTCGATCCCGAGGACGAATGACGGCCGGGCTACGACGGTGTGGTCTGTCCATCCGTCGTAGCCGCCGTGTTCATCCATGTGGTGGAAGCTGCATTGCAGAACGATCTTCTCCGGAGCGTCTCCGTTGCTCGCGTCGAAGTCGATCTTGGTGCCGCTGTCGATGCCCGAGCCCGAAGGCAGGGCATTCTTTACCAGCCACAGAATCCTCTCGTAGTGCTTGTCGTGCCACTCGGTATTGCCATTCTTCTCGCAATTCCTCATGGCGACAATGCTGTTGGCAAGGTGCTCGATCAGACGCATCTGTCTGCTCATGCTTTCTCTCCTTTTTCCGCGTGCTGCGGCTGGATGGGCGGGTTGCGCCGCCCATCGGGTCGCGTCACGCTACGTGACGTAGATCAGATTATCGTCTCCACGATAGAGATCGCAGGAGCCGAAGCTTTTCGCGTCACGAGTCAGCTGGTTGCCGACTTCGCCGAGACCACGATCCCAGAACCCCGCACCGTGACCGTTTCTGGTCAACCAGAAATCAACACCGGCTTGGTGGGGACTATAAGCTAAATTGCCGTCCTTTTTCTCCAGGATGTAGACGTGATCCAATAATGGACCAGCCAGCCTTTCAAAATCCAGACAGGCTTCGAGCATCTCGGCTAGAGCTTTCGGTTCTAATTCAGCAAAGCTGGCTTCGTGCAGATCGCCGTCTTCGGCATCTCCGCTTGAAGTCCAGAATGCTGCTTCAATGTAGCCGCGATTAAACTCGCTGAGTTCTTTGAACTTGCTCGCGGCTTCGGGAGTGCCCATGTTGAGAATGAACTCAGGCATGTCTCTCTCCTTTTTGCACATGATTGTGCGTAGCTGCTCGCCCACATGGACGAGCAGCGGCTCACAATCCTATTTGCGGCGGAACACGCCGACGTAGCCTTGGAATTGCCCGCACTCGATCAGAGCATACCCGTATCCTGGAAGCAGAACTTCCATGAGTTGCTTCTGAGTCAGAGCAGGCTCGCCTGAGCCGCCGAACCCGGAGGTATCGACGAAATAGGCGCCAAAGCCGTCAACGTCTTCGTGCCACCCGCGCTTCGGCTCCATCAGGTTGATGCGTTCCCAGCCTTTGGGAACGTGATCGCCGAGGAACGGGATTTCTACGCCGCTGGTGTCACCGTTGCGTCCGCGTTCCAGAGCGTCGGGAGTAGCCTCCCACGGCTCCTTGCGGGCGCGCGCTGCTCTCTTTGCAGCATCACGGGACATTTCACGGATTGTAGAGGGACTCATCATTGTCATCTCTCCTTTTGGTTGTGAGCCTTTTTGCCTCATGCTCAGGAGGGGTCTGGGTGCGAAACGCACCATGAGGTGGCCCGTAGGCCACCCTAGCTGCGCTCATTCTTTATCGATAAGAGCGAGAGCGAAAAGCCTTCGCTTGCACTCTTTGCAAGTGACCTGCTCATAGGCTCCTTGCGGAGCCATTTCGCATCCCATTGCGCCTTGTGTGCCGCACAACGGGCGGACCCAAGAGTTTTCATCGCAGCCGAAAACAGCTCGGGCGTGAATTTGGCCACTCATAATTTGAAGCCGCACGTTATCGCCAATACGAGCAGTATTGACGAGATCAGGAAAAGCATCAGAGCAGCTCGCTCCGGGTATTGGAGCACACCCTCCGACTGCAAATCCACAAGCGTGCGTTTGATCGTTTTGATCAAGTCTCTCTCCTTTCGTCTGAGTGAACCAGAAAAACGAACGAGACGCCGGTTTTGGAGACCGGCGCCTCGTTGTCGTCATTCTCTGGTGTTGGTTGCATTATCGCAACCACAAGCCAGCTCCCGCGTTTTGGGAGCTGGCCTAGCTTGCGATCTACGGTGCTGGTGCCTTTTCGAGGTTGGTAGCTTTTGGTTGTAACCTCTCGATTGTCACTGTCACCTTGATCCCTGCATCACCAAGCAAACGTCGCAGCACCGTTTCGATAAGGGGTGCTGCGACGAGCTTGATGCGGTCAGCGATCTTCTGTCTTACTTGATCTACCATTTCATGTCTCTCTCCTTTGTTGATCCGTTCGTCCAACCGATTGGCTGGAGAGCCACTCGCACCGCGTGGAGGTGGATCGTGCGAGTAAGCCCCTGTAGGGGGCCTTCCGAGGTTTAGCGATCTCTTGCCTTGCATAAGATATCGCTTGCCTCGGAAAAGAAGTTGCATCGCCAGTCGCGGCCGAAGACGAAGCCTTCATGTTTGAAGACTTGCGTCTTCTTTACACTGCCGTCAGCCTGATTCGTCTCCTCCGAGACGCGCTGGCTGAAAGCGTAGACCGGACAGATGCTCGCCTCAAACAGAGCCATTTCCAAGTGGCTCATGAAAAAGGGGGCGCCACCGATCATCGCCAGCCTTTCCCCTTTAGGCACGTGATGCATGAGGAATTGGTTGAGAACCAGCTGCGCAATCTGCGCGGCTCGGCTGTGCAACAATTTATTCTGGTGGTTCGGCAGCTCACTAAAAGTGAGCGCGCCGCGAACCGCCTCCTTGTATTGTGGCAGCAGTTCAACGACGCCTGCCGCGATCTGATCGGGGGTGGCGTCGTGCTGCGTCACATTGATAATCATTGTCTCTCTCTCTCTCCTTTGTGGATCATTGGCCGTCTCGAAATGAGACGTTTCTACCTTCACCTCGTAGCGGTTGATCCTTTGAAGGCTGGCCCCCGCAGGGGCCTTGGTTACGAAACGCTTTTGAGCTGTGGCTTCTGGTGGCGCTTCGGCTCCCTCGACAAGACCTTGTCGATGACGAAGTTGCTGGCGTTGGCGACTTTGCGCCCCGCCGCAGCGGCTCCGTTGTAGACGCCTTTGGCGGTGTAAACCGCCAAGTCTTTTGCGTCTCCAGTAGCCACTCCGAGACTGTCGATCGGGCCTTTGCCTTCGACTATGTCGCAGCAAGCTGCTCCGATCACGCCCCAGCACAAAACGCGCTTGGTTCCGTTCTTCATGGTATCTCTCCTTTGTGATCCGTTGGCCTACGCCGATCGGCATAGTTTCCACTGACACCGCATGGAGGTGGATCGTGTCAGCAAGGGGCTTACGCCCCCAATCATTTCGTGAACTCTTTCTTCGCCTCGACAAGGTCAAGGATTGAACATTCCTTGGCCAGATCGTGAGCGTCTTGTATTCGGCCTTCTATGGCCGCAACCAAGACGCCGCGAGCGTAGAACTTGCGCCGAGCTTCTCTGAACTCGTCGCTATCGACGGGGATCAAAACGGGTTTCGGCCGTTTGTATCCGCTTTTCGCCATTTTCTCTCTCCTTCTATGGATCGTTGGCCGTCCTGAAGGACGTTTCCACTCTCACCTCGTGGCGGTGATCCTTTGAGAGCTAAGTGGAAAGAAGTAGCGGCGCGAAGCCACTCCCTCCCTCCACTCTCCTTCTTTAGGAGAAGAGTTTTGTGAGGACACGGGGGTTTCCCGGAATAGCCGATCGAATGGTCACACCCGTAGTTCGACGGCAGACATTCACCGGAGAGGCTCTCCCTCTCCATATTGGCCCTGCGCCATATCAAATGACGTTGTGAGGGCCATAATCACCGGATCGTCCCGTGCTGGACAATGGCATTCTGCTCATCTGCCTTTGGTGCCTGTCCGCACCCTTCCCTAAAGGTCGCCCTATACGGAGAATCTGTGTTGGCCGACTAAACTCATTTACTATCTTTTGTCGCCTCGGTGCGGGTCCGACTTTCCTTCCCGCTCCACAAATTCTCACTTTTTGTAAAACAGTCCGTCAGAACTTTTGGGGTCAAACCGATAAATAATTTTTTCAGGGTTTGTACCCCGTGTTTCCAACAGTTAGTAATGTAAACCTATGTAGCTATAAAGTCAAGTGTTTTTGTAGCTATAGTGGCTGTTTTTCGCGTAAATCAGTACCTGGATAGGGGCTTGTAGCTATAATTAGATCACGATTTGTTACAGCCTCATTCTGGGGGTCCCGGGCGGGGGCCGGACGTGCAGAATTACAGCATGGAACTAGCCGGGCAGTCAGCCGGGGTGACACGGTTGTCCTGGCCCCGTTAGTCAACCCCTTGATCTTCTTGGAGTTTTTCCCGGATACCCGCTTAAAGGCCCAAGGGGGACAACTGAGGGGTTTTGGCCCCCTTCGGGGGTAGGGGTAGCGGCCTTCTTCAGGGAACGCCCCAGCGACCATCTACGGGCCTCTGGGAAGGGCGAAAAACGGCCCCTCAAACCAGGGGGTCTAGGCCCGGTTGCCGATCGTCGCCGGTAATGGGCCATTTAGGGCGATGATCGTCACCCGCTGAGGCGGGTGGAGACCTTTCGATCCTTGCCGCGGGTGACCGTCAGGACCGAGGAGAAAGCATCTGACTCTATAGCTAAATGATCGATATACATGATCCGCCGTCCGAGTTGCTGGGCGCGATCGGCCAGGAACTGGCAGAGGTCTTGCGACCCCTCGCTCGACAGGGATCGTGTCGGTTCGTCCAGTATCTCCAGGTCGGGAGTCACCCCAGCGCGCGACAGCAGCACCTCCGAGAGCGCCAAGGCTCCGACCACGCGCAGGCGCTGCTTCACACCACCGGACCAGCATTCCCACCGTACCGGGGCTTTATTGTCGGGCGAGATGATGTTGACGTTCAAGCCGCGCTGTACCGAACCGGACAGGGTCTCACGCTCGATGGCGTATCTTATTTCCCAATCGTCATCGAGGCCGACATCGGGTAGCATGGCATTGGTGATGATCTGCAACTCCTCCAGGGCGTCCTCGATCAGGTAGAGCTGCACGTCCTTGAAGCCCTTGATCCAGAACTTGGTGCGCTCGATGCGGTTTTGCAGCTTCTGCTTCTCGTTTTCGGCGCTGTCCAGAGCCGCTTCGGTCTTCTCGACCTCCCGGTGCATGGTCTTGGTCTGGGCGCGGTACGGGTTACCTTCATTGCGTGCCTTCTTCAGGATCGCTTCAACGGCTGCTATCCGGCCTTTGAGTTCGGCGATCTCCGGGCGCTGGATGCGCAGCTCGGAACCGAAATTGTCCGCCTTCTTCTGGAAGCTTTCGTGCTGCTGCTGTAGTTTCTTGACGGCTGCTGCGTCGTTGGAAACGGCGCGTTCTAATTTTTCAAGCCTCTGCTTTTCTTCTGCGATCTTCTTGCGTGTGGTTTCTCGGTGTTTCTGTAATGCCGTTCCTTTCAACGATTGGCCGCAGGTTGGACAGGTGTCGCCGATGTTCCCAATTTCTTTTCTCAGACTGAAGATGATCCTCTCGCTCTGGTCGCGGCTAATTTCTGTTCCGCTGTGGAGTAGACGGGCGTCTTCGGTTTGCTTGTTGATCGCCCGCAGCTCGGTCAACGCGCCGTCGTAAGCCAGCTCGGCCTTGTCCACGACCGCTTGCAGCTTCTGCTGCCGCTCCTTGTCTTTGGCGATCTGGTCCTTGGCTTCGTTCTCGTCTTCCTGCCGCGTCTGCTCCCATTCCTGGGATCGCTTCTCGTTGTCTTCGAGCATCCCGTCGAGATTGTCCAAGGTCAGCTTGTAGCTTTCGATCCGGCCGTCCAGGGCCGTGGCGTCGCGTTCCAGGTCGGCGCTCCGCTTCGCGGCGTACTCGGATCGGCTGGTCCAGCGATCGAGGTCGAGCACGTCCGAGAACAGCTGCATCTTCTCCCGCGGTTTCAGGTCGAAGAACAACGGCTGGCCCTGGCCGAGCAGGATGGTCTGGATGAACACCTTGAATTCGAGGCTGAGCAGGCGATCGATCTGCTCCTGCCCAGCCACGTCGCCGTCGAGGGTAAGCTTGTTGGGGTTGGCGGTGCGCTTGATCTCGTGCTTGTCCTGGTCGGTGCGCAGGCGGACGGTGACGGCGGTGGTGCCGCCGTTACGCCATGGCTTGATGTCGGTGCCGTGCTGGTTGTCCACGGTGCGGCCGAACAGCGCCCAGCACATAGCCGCGAACAGCGTGGACTTGCCGCACTCGTTGGCTCCGAGCCGCGGCCGGTACTTGTTGACGCCGCGGACGAAGCACAGCCCCGGATGCCGCGAGAAGTCGATGACCACCCGTTCGGTGATCATCGCGAAGTTCTCGATCTCCAGCTTGTCGAACTGGAGCTGCATTAGGGCTTCTTCCACCGCTCCAGCTCTCTGCCGAGAGCAGAGGACAAGTAGCGTTGGCGTGCCTCGCACATCGCTTTCTCTGTGAAATCAGCTGAGACAGGCTCGCATTCCTTGATAGCCAATTCGGTGTAGACGCCGTGAACGGTTTCGGTGCCGATATTGGTTTCGTAAATCTGGTTCACGCGAAATATATTGTACGGCGGTCCGCCGAAGCGAACGAAATCCCCAACCCTGATTGTCATGATGAGTGCTCCATGAGCCAGTAGCCGGTCTTCATCACCGTTTCGGCGACCTGCCGTTTCTTGCCGTAGGCGCTCATGACCTGCTGGTCCGAGGGTACTGCCGTGGACTGCCGCTTGCCTACGGTTGTCTCGCGAGCGAATACCGGCGTGATCTGGTGAATGACGAATCCGTGCTTCTCACCCCATTCATATACCGAAGCTTTGAACCGCGACCACTTGTCGGGCTCGAATTGCTTCACCTTGCAACGGACCTTGATGATGTCGCCTTTGAGGATTTGCGGCTTGGTGGTGAGCGGCAGCTTTTCCCCTGCCGTGCATTCCAGCAGCCGCTTCTGCGGGCCAGGACATGGGATCGAGGACATTTTGTCCTTGTCGATTAGGATCACGCGCGGCATGTAGCTATCGCCGAAACGAATGGTGTACGGTGCTCCGACGTAGGTGACCACGCCGAGAGCTTGCGGCTTGTGAATGTCGCCGCTGATCACCCCCGCGTCGAGAGGAAAGATTCTGGTGGGTATGCCGCGCAGCTCGGCTCCGGACTCGCTGACAACGCCGTCGAACGTCTGGTGACAGAATATCCAATCGCAATCGTCGAATTGCAGATTGGCCCAGTCGCGCTCGTAGTCGTCGGTGTGCGGCAGATAAAAATACACGTGGTCATGACCAGTGCTCCAAGTCTTGGTCGGGGTGTTGATCCAAGCCACATTGTCGATGTGATCGACGAAGGCGAAGAACGGGCTGTCGGGAGACAGGTAGTCGTGGTTGCCGCGCAACAACGTGACCTTTCGCTTCCGCGACAGCCGCCAGATATGCTCGACCACTTGATTGACCAGCTCGGCTGGATGCTCGTCCTTTTGTTCACAGAGGTCGCCGAGGATAAGCAAGTGGTCGGCCTTGTATTTGGCCAGCATGTCGAGAAGCGTATCGACGAATTTGCTCCGGTAGGCATTCACCCGGAGCAGGCTGAAGTGCAAATCAGCGGTGATTAGCGTGGTCATCTGATCTAATGAGTTCCTGTGAGTTCCTTGCTGAACCTCCTGGCCATCACCGTATCGAACAGATGGACATAGCAATCGGGCATTCCCTTGACTGGGACTCTGGTGGCCATCGCCCAGCTCTCTTGCAGCACCATCAGGGTCGCCACCCCGTTCTGCTTGGCGATCAGCATTGGCCATTTACCGTGTTTCGCTGCCTCCCGGCAGCAGACTATCCAGAACCGCATCAGCGACTTGGGACCGCCCTTGGCTTCAGTGAAGAAGCGGATCAGCTGCATGTTCTTGGTATGCTTGCATTCGATGAAGAAGATGTCGGTCAATGTGTGGCCTTCGGGTGATACGGAGCAGATGTCGCCGCACTGGCGCACATCGCGGCCATGCACCGTCGCTCGCCCACCGCTCATGGCGCTGCGCCAAAACAGGTCGGCGTGGGCACCATGGCTGACCCAGAAGGACAGCTCTTTGCAAATTTTGCGTTCGAAAGAGCCTCCTTTGACTTTGCTAACTACCATTGGTGATTCTGTCCTTAGCTATTTTTGCGAATGTGAGTCGCCCAGCGTGGCCGTGAATAAAAGCATTCCCTGGCTTTGCCAAGTGCCCGCTTTCTGTGTTGCTCATGCGTATTTCTTCGTTTTCGGGCTGAATACCTGATCGAACTGCACCCAGGTTTTCTCCACCATCTGGTGCAGCTGCTGCAGCGAGCGCTTGGTCTTGTCCTTCTCCGAAATCACCTTCATTGTTCGCAGATACTTGCGGCAAGCCAATGCGTCGTCGATGCCATAGCCAAAGATGATCGGAAATTCAGCGGTGCCGTAGGCGGCTCCGACCTTGTTCTTATCTATATAAGCTTGAACATTGATGCCGATCACGCGCTTGATTTCCTTATGGGCTCTGACGATTTTTCCATTCGGCCAAGCGGGCTTGAGCACCACAACCTGCGAGCAGTAAAATTGCAAAGCCCTGCCGCCGCTACGCTCCCATTCACGTCCAAACCCGCTGATATTGGCGCGCACCTGAGAAACAATCATGAGAGTGATGTGCTTCTCGGACATGGCCCAGTTGATACGGCGGAACAGAGCCGAGAGTTGTTTGGCCTTCTCGGTGGCGTAAGCTTGCTTATCGATGGCGCGGGCCAATTCTTTGCGGGTGGAATAAGCGTCGAGCGAGTCGACCACCATGAGTTCGGGGGACTTGGCCTTCTCCACGCGGTATTCCAGCTCCTCGTACAAATCCTCGATTGTGGCTGATGGGTGTTCATTGTCGGAGATGTCGAAGCCAGTAAGCGGCATTCCCAGCTTGTTGGCGATGTAGAACCTGGAGAAGGCGGCTTCACGCTCGCGGTAGCGGACGTGGCCCTTCGGGTACTTGCGGATGAAATTCACCCCGGCTTCGACAGCGAGCAGGGTCTTTCCAGTGCTGGAATCTCCGATAATATTGGACGGCCGCTGTTCGGCCCAGCCGCCGCCAAGCTCCAGATCAAGCGTGCGGCAGCCCGACGAGAAGAAATTCACATCCTCGTCGGGCTTGAAACCGTATTGACCTCCACCACTCTGATCCGATTTGAGTTGGCGGCGTTCGGTCATACATAGACCCACTTTGTGCCGTTCCAGACCTGGGGCGGCCAGCCGTGGAAGTTCTTAGTCGCGATAGCGGTTTGGGCCGCCGCCGCGTCGCGGGCGTTGGCGAGACGACGCTTCACCACGAAAGGGAGGGCGCTCCCGTCGGCTGCTGCGATCATCGTGGTCGCGTTTGTTATCGCTGCGCAGCTCTCGGCGTTCCTGACGGCGTTCCTGTTGGCGCTCTGGGCGGCGTTTCTGTTGTCGAATATCCGGCTCGCCGTCGTCGTCTTCCGAAGCTTCTTGCTGTTCCTCCTCTTGCTCGTCCTCCTCTTGCTGTTCCTCCTCTTGCTGTTCCTCCTCTTGCTGTTCTTCCTCTTCCTCCTCTTGCTCTTCCTCCTCTTGCTGTTCCTCGTCCTGCTCGTCTTCCTCGTCCTGCTTAGGATCAGTGCCGATGTCGTCGTCGTCGCTGCGTTCGGCGGTGCCGAATATCATGCTCTCCAGGTATTCGTTCTCGTGGAACAACAGAACCTGATCGAGCGGGTTTTCTTCGATGAAAGTGAGGATTTGGTTCATCACTTTCGGATTGTCCGAGATTGGCGATGGATCGCGATCGAACTCCCAATTCCCGTAGCGGGTGCCTTCCTTGCCTTGGCCGGTCTTGCGGAAGTAGAGATCGTAGCCTTCGTGCGGGTCGCTGACGGGGAGAGAGCTGTCGTCTCTCCGGTTCCAGGTGCGGCCGACGATCTCCTCGTCACGGAACACATCCATGTCGAAGATCATTGGCGTGACCCGCGCCGACCGTTCGTCGGCATCGCGGTGGAGGATGTAACAGACCCAGCGCTTCCGCACTTTCAGAGCCTTGGCTTCGTCGGTATCGCCATGGCTGCGGGCTGCCTTCTCCGCGTCACAGATTGCGCATGCCTCGTTCTTCATCTTGCGCAGGCATGCGTAGTTGCCCTCGTCCGGGCCGACGAAACGGTGCTCCCAGACCTCCATGGCATAATGGTCGGGGTTGGGCCACGTCGGCGGCAGGATGCGGATGGTGTTGCCGCCACTCTTTGGCTTGAACATCATGCCCTTGAATGGCTGCTCGCCGCCGCCGCCCGCACGGGAACGACTCATCTGCCGCCGCGTGCTGTCGGCCGAAGGCCGCCAATACTCGCGGCGCGGTTTACTTGCTCGGCTCGGTGCTGCCCGGCGGTCGCCGCCGCGATCCTGGTTGCGCGGGCGGTCCCCCTGCCCGTTTCCATGTCTATCGCTTCTGTTTTTCGCCATTGCTTTCCTTCCTTCTTTCCGAATCTTCAAGTTCACGCAGCAAACTGTCGGTGTGGGCTTTCTTAGCGGTGAACCATGCGTTGCCCGCCACCCGCACAGTAATCCATATCAAGGCGATGCCGATGATC